TAAGAAAGCCAAACCCTGACATGGGCGAGGCTGAATTCGAAGCTTTTGTAGTGACTTATGCCGCAATTGGTGGTAACTGCTACATCTGGAAGCAGCGGAACGGTGCCGGTAAGATTATTGCTTTATGGCCGTTTCACGATGGTAATATGGAGCCCGTCCCTGGCAATACGACCGAAGATGGTCTGGTCAAAGAATATCGGTACGACCCCGGAAACGGCGTCAAAATTACCATTCCCAAGGAAGATATTATTCAATGGAAATGGATGATCGATCCAGAGCAACCTTGCCGAGGGATCGGTGCTATAGCACTTGCCGCTCGTGATACTGATAGTGATACTGAATCAAGTCGGTATGTTTACTCACTGCTGAAAAACGACGCTATTCCGAGAGTTGTCATTACCTTGACTGAGGGTGAAGAGCTGACTCCTGAGACTAGCACCCGCCTACGTGCTTCTTGGCATGAGAAGTATTCTGGCGACAACCGAAATGAAGTTGCTTTTCTTGAATCTGGCATGCAGGTGCAGAAGCTCGGCATGAATCTTCAGGAGCTGACTTATGAGACACTAAAGAACATTCCAGAATCTCGAATCTGCGCAGCGTTCGGCGTTCCTCCGGTAATTGCCGGGTTGTTTGTCGGTCTCAAACGCTCGGACTACGGTGATGGCCAAGCACGCAGGTCATTCACCGAAACAACTCTGGCAGCACTTTGGCGGTCGTATGAAAGTGAGATGGAAAATGGTCTGGTAGATGAGTTTCCTGGTGACATTTCCCTGCAGTTTGATATCAACTCGGTCCGCGCTCTGCAAGAAAATATCAATGAACTGTGGACCAGGATCGATCGGGCGGTGCTCAATGGCTACATTACAAGAGCTGAAGCACGTCAGGCTATCGGTTATAAGGTGGCAGACTGGGACGAAGTTTATCGTGAGACACTTTCGGCTGAGTGGGTTAAGCCAGAAGACAGCCAGGCACGTCAAGATGCCGCCAACCAAGCTGCCATTACTGCTTCAGAAAATTTACAGGGAAATCAGCCGAACCCTAGTCAACCACAAAACCAAAATAATAACCAGGACAGTGCCAATAATGCGACTGAACAAGCGGATAGGCAAGCTTTTGCTGAACACAAGATGCTGGTTTATGGACGAGCACTTCAACGGATCCGGAAAACAACTGCCGTACCAATGGCTCAAGATCTTGATGAGTACTTCGCCAAACTGGCGGACCGCATCGTCTCACGGGCAGCAAAAGCACTTGAGGGTGCTACAACCAAAGCACTGCCGGACCCGGAAGATTTGCTGACGCCGAAAGATAACACTGAACTTGAGAAAATACTCAAAAGATGGTTTGCGGCTGTTGCAGAAATGTCTTGGGATACTATCAATCTCAGTCTTGGAGTAAATGTTGCCTTCGATCTAACAGATCCGTCGGTAAGTGCCGCGCTCTCAAAAGCTGGAAACAATGTTACAATGATTAGTAGAACTACTCGTGAAGCATTGAGAGACGCATTGGTATATGCAAACGAAAATGGTTGGTCTGTTCAGGAACTTGTTCGTGGCAGTGAAGATCAACCAGGCATTCGACAGATTGTTGAAGAGACTTACCGCAACCGCGCCAAAACAATTGCCAGGACAGAGCTTGGAAATGCTCAAAACAGTGTAGCTGTAGATCGGTATAGCGGCGCAGGTATTGGAGAGGTAAGAGTGTTAGATAACGGTGCTGATGACGATGATGAGCCGTGCAAGGTTCTGAACGGAAGCATCCAGACTCTAGCCTGGGCAAGAGAACACCCGCTCCAGCACCCAAACTGCACAAGAGCCTTTGTTCCGGTAGTTGATTAGGAGACTGCAATGGAAGAACTTGAATATAAGACTTTCCAAGTCAAAGCAAATGATGAGGGCCAACTTCAAGCGGTCTTCTCAACATTTGGCGTAGTTGACCATGATGGTGATATTGTCGAAGCCACTGCCTTTACGAGTGGTCAACCGGTTATAATGGTGTGGTCTCATGACTGGACCGATCCGGTTGGTAAGGGACTTGTTGAAGTAACAAGCGCCGAAGCAATCTTCAACGGCCGATTTTTCATGGATACTGTCCGCGGCCAAGAAGCATATAAGACAGTCAAAGCTGTAGGCGATTTACAAGAATACAGCTGGGGTTTCCAGGTGCTCGATGCTGCTTGGGAACAACGAGACGCGGAGACAATTCGCGTAATCAAACGGGCAGAATTATTTGAGGTTTCGCCGGTGCTAAAAGGTGCCGGTATTGGAACTAGGACCTTGGCTCTGAAAGGCCGGTCTCTTTCTAATGAACTCGAAACGGTGCTTGCTGCCGTCAACTCACTCGGGGAGCGCTTACGTTCCGTGAAGGGGCTGCGAGAAAAAGAGGGACGGACTTTGTCGGTCGAATATCAGCGGAAGCTGGACACGATCGCCAAGGAACTTCGCCAGCAGGCGGATGTAGTTGACTTGTTGACTGCAAATCGCCACGAGGCACAACTCTTACTCAACCAATTCCTTTTTGAAGAAGCACGCAGCATGGGTGCTCTTGGAGAATAATGATGGCTACTAAACTGCAAGAAAAACGTACTGAGCTTATGGCGAAACGCCAGGAGCTGAAGGGTATTTTTGATAAATACCCTGACCTTGATATGCCCAAGGAAGTTACCGAAGATATTCGGCAGCGCAACCTTGAGCTCCAGGGTATTGGCGTGGAATATGACCAGCTCTTTGAGATGGATCAGATCGCCACGAAAAACCGCGAAGAGTCTGAGAAGGTTCAGCACCTGCCTCTTGGCAAAGGCGCCAAATCTTCGGGGTCTCGTGAAAAAGAACAGAAGAGCCTCGGCCAACTGTTCGTTGAATCCGATGCCTTCAAGAAATTCAATCCCACTTCAAAGTCGAGCCCGGCCGTTGAGGTTGATTGGGACTGGGAAGAGAAAGCGTTGCTCGATGAAGCGACGGGCTTTGCTCCCCAGGCTGTTCGCACCGGCTTGATCTTGCCAGGTGCCCTTCGCCGGGTAATGGTCACCGACCTTATCCCCTCTGGTTCGACTAACCAGACTGCGATCGTCTATATGGAAGAGACGACCACCACCAATGCTGCTGATACCGTGGCAGAGGGTGCCCAGAAGCCAGAATCCACCTTGGCTTTCACCGAGAAATCCAGCCCTGTTCGCAAGATTGCCACTGTCTTGCCGGTAACCGACGAGCTTATGACCGACGAACCTGCAATGCGCTCTTATGTTGAGCAGCGGCTTCGCCTCTTCCTGGAACTTGCCGAAGAGGACCAGCTGGTCAATGGTTCTGGTGTTGCGCCAGACTTGACTGGTATGTTGAATGTGGTTGGTATCCAGACCCAAGCTCTTGGTGCTGACACCGCTCCGGATGCAATCTACAAGGCTATGACCTTGATCCAGACCGGCGCTTTCCTTGACGCTTCTGGTATTATCATCAACCCTGCGAACTGGCAGACTATCCGGCTGTTGAAAGACACTGCCGGTAACTACCTCTGGGGTCCGCCTTCGGATCCAGGTGTTGAACGGATTTGGGGTCTTCCGGTTGTGAAGACAACTGCTATGGCAGCTGGCACCGCTTTACTCGGCGCTTTCACCACCGCCACTCAGATGTTCCGCAAATCCGGTGTCTCGTTCGCCGTTTCTGACCAGCACTCTGACTTCTTCATCAAGAACAAGATGATGCTGCGCATTGAAGAGCGGCTAGCCTTCGTGGTTTACCGTCCGGCGGCTCTCGCTACCGTGACTGGTTTAGTCTAACCAATTTCCTCCTTAGCCCGGGAGCTGGAGAACCCTGACCCTCCAGCTCCCAAAGGAAGGCTCTCAAATGTGGACTTGCAACAAAAGATTGTGGAAAACCGTTGACGGCAAGATCGTTGAAGACGGTGATTCACGGGCTCGAACCTTGTTTGCTGTGCCAGGCACGGTGCTCAAGGAAAAACCGATGATTGAAAAAGCAATGGCTCCGGCTGAAGACAAAGCCATTGATCCTGTCGAAGACAAGGCAATTCATCCAGTAGAGGATAAGGCGAAAAGGTCTAAGAAATGAGCACCGTCTCTCTTGTGGCAGTACGCACCTTGGTTCAAACTTCGCTCTCTGACGGAGAACTTCAATCGATCATTGATCGGATTGAGGGGATGGTCGAAGAGCGAATTGGTGCTATTCAGAACGAGGTCAACGATGTTGAAATAACAGAAGTTGGTCTCGTAACTGCTCGAGGAGAGATTTTCACTGCTCAACCCATCGGCACCATAACTTCCTTGACTATTGGTGATGACACAGTAACTCCGGCCACTCTTGTAAGTGTATACTTTAGAAGTGGTTATATTCCGGCAGTTGAGGGTTCATTCTCAGACAACTCGTACACTCTAGTCTACAAACCTCGCTACCGCAAACACCTTTTTGAGGGAGTTATTATTGATCTAATCAGGATCGAACTGGCCAAAACTGCCATGCGTCAAGAAGATATTGCCGGAGAATATTCCTACCAAGCACCGGAGTGGAACATTGAAACTAAGAAGGTGCTTGCCAGATTACTGCTGAGGGAATTCTAATGCCGTTAGACAGTCATCTTATTCACCGATGTACAGTTTCAAAAGTAACTGTCGGTCCTGATAATCCTCTTGGTGGACCTGGCGAAGAGACTCTTGCAATTGTATATATCGGAAACTGCCGACTTGTCGAGAAGACTGAGAATCGGATGGCTTCTGGAATTGCCGAACCTTACTTTGTTACGCGGTATGTTCTCTTACTACCAGCTTGGGCAGCAATCAAGGAAGGTTATAGAGTACACAACTTGATTGATGAACGAGGAGTAGCAATTGACGGCACCTTTACAATCAAGGCAGTAAAAGCTCGTCGGTCGACACAACTGCACCACCACTCCCTTGAGCTGGAGAGAATCTAATGAAGTGGAAACTCAACTGGAAAGGTCAGCAGCTCTTGGAGCTCGAAGATGCACAGATGCACGGTCTGGTGTCGGATATTGGCCTATCAGTTGAGGGAGATGCTAAGAGTGAGTTGTACAAAGGTCATGGTGTAATTACCGGTACCCTCCGAAGATCAATTCACGCAGCACCACCATCTCACAGTTTTGGTCCAAACGACTCCTCAAATGCCTCGCCTGAGAAGATCGATGGTAAGTGGACAATAGCTGTCGGCTCTGGTTTGAAGTACGCATTGCCAGTTCATCAAGGTCATCATTCATTTGTTGGTTATCACTACCTAACCAATGGTGTTGATAAGACAAGAGGCAAGGTACCCGGATTTGTTGCTAAGAGGGCTTTCAAATGATAAGCGCAATCGAGGTTATCGTACAATACTTCAAGTCCGCCAGCTTGCCAGCAAACAACCAGGTGGCAGTCAAGCACCGCTACCCGGATCCTTGGCTGCCGAATACTGCCGGAATTGTTGTGGTGCCGGATGGCGGTACTCCGAATCTTTACTTGCCTGTCCAAAATCTTCGATTGGAGATTCGGTGCTATGAAGCAAACTCATACCTTGCTCTAACACTGCTTGACCAAGTTATGGAATTGGCTAGAGCAACTGGCCGTGAACAAGTTATAATTAGTACTGGCACGGCAATGCTTTACAATTTTTATCAGGAAAGTGGTCCTAGTCTCTTGTATGACGAGGACTTGAATATGGACTTTGCGCTGGCTTTCTTCAGTGCTAAAGTAAACGAACAAC